GTATTAAGCGGCTTCTGGTTCATCTTCTAACTCCTTGAATGCTTTAATTACATCAGAAGAGAATAGCTTCTGAAGATTTAACAGGTACATTTGGCTTGCTCTGTTGTCACCACCCGATACGGTTTTAAAACTATCTAGGCGCTTGACAATCTTCTTGAGCGTAGCGGTGTTAAATACCAGTGTGCAGTATTCATCATCACCGATACATAAGTTATGGAACCAGTAGTCGGATTCAGTTGCGTCAATCCCTGACGGCTTACCGTATGACTTATACTCAATACAAATGTTACCCGTCTTTTGCCAGAGGTCACGCTCTGATTTAACTTCTATCTTCTTTCCTGTAAGCATCGCTGCAATTTTATCTTCTCGCACCTCTCCGTATGCTAGGTCAAGGTCGAACTTCTTTCTGTCTGCTTTAGTGGGTTTCATGCCATCCATCTCCGATGTTGAAGTCCCCATCTAAGGGACAGTTTAAGTTTAAGTTCTTACCTGCTTCAACAATAGCATCAATGCCTGCTTGACCTACTGCCTCTGCGTCCTGTTCTTTGCATTCAATCTGCCACTCGTCATGGACGTTGGCTACAAACTTAGCATCTAAGTGCCGTATCTTTTTCTCCAGTACAACCAGAGCTTCCTTCATAACTATAGCACCGGCTGACTGTAACAGTGTGTTGAGTGCAGCGTGTTCAGAGCGCACAGTAACTTTACGCCCATCTAGCCCCTTGAGGAATCCCTTTTTACTATCTCGTTGTACTCGTTGGATAAGAGATTTAAGTGATGGGAGACTATTAAGAAACTGTTCTCGCAGTTGTTTACCTCTTGACTGACCTGCTTTAACCACTGACCCAATCTTTGCATTTCCAGCTCCGTAGAGGAAGGCATAGATGAAAGTTTTTGCCTGATTTCTTGATTCAAGTCCTGCAAGTCTTTGGTTAGCGCTGTGAATATCTCCGTTGAGGATTTCATTAGTATACTCCTTGTCGTTCATGTAGTGTGCAAGCATTCTAAGTTCTAAGCCTGAAGCATCAATACCTACAAGCTTGTTGCCTTCCTTCACAGTCCAGCAAGACCTGCACTCTTTACCGTAGGGTGAGTTGCTGCTCGGTATCTGCGCCATGTTAGGATGGCTGTGTGTCATGCGGCCTGTCACAGCACCGTTAGGATTAACGTAACCACGCACCCTGTTGTCAGGCTCAACCGCTTTTATCCAACTGTTTACCTGAGCCAAGCGCTTCTGAAGCATTAGATACTTAGCAATCAGGGCAGCTTCGGGTATATCTTTAACCTTTGACAGTGTACCTTCATCAACAATTGGCTGACCAGTGGGTGTAAAGTTTTTAGGTGACCATCCAGCATCAATAAGATACTCACCTATCTGCTTACGAGAACCCAAGTTAAACTCTATGTGAGTCTCACGCTTGATGGGCTTGTTGGTTTGAAGCATGATGTCATACTCCTCGTCAGTAAGCCTAACGCCCTTACCCTCTGGGCCTTCAGAAACTTTAGCAAGCTTACCGCTTTTAGTATACTTAGGCTTGAGAATATCTACGATAACCTTGGGCTTGAATGTCTCATGCACTTCAGCTTCTGTAGCATCTAGCTTCTCTTGGAACATTGCAACAAGCAACATAGCCTTACGCATATCTAACTCAAAGCCATTGCGTCTTTGCTCGTCTATAATCTTAGCAACTGAATGCTCAAGCTTTACTGCTGTAGGTGTGAAGCCTCGGCTCTCGACACGCAACTGCTGATATACTTTAGTATTCAGTTCTACATCACGCTTACAATACTTTAGCATCTCAGGGCAGTAAGCATCCCAAGCATCTTGGTTAGCACCGTAGTCACCCTTGTTGAACTTGAGTCGGTAGCCCCAAGACTCTAAGCCATGACCACCCTCACGGGTTGGTTTGAACAATCTAGAAAGTACAAGTGTATCTACAATCTTCTTGTTGCTTAGGTCAAGTCCGGCAATACTTTTAATTGCTGGAAGGTCATAGCCAATAATGTTGTGGCCGATTAGTTTATCTGCGGCTCTCAGAAGACCATAGCCCTCTTCGAGTTGGGTGTTGTCAAATGTAAACACATCCAGTGTGTCTACATCTTGAGCAACAATACAAAAGATTTTAGTGGGGTCAAGTCCGTCTGCCTCAATGTCAAACACTAAGTTACTCATAGCTCGTCTCCGTCAAAGGCATCATAGTTATTACCGTCATCAATCTCTCGCAGCCTGCCGGTGTCGGCATCGTATAAAAGGCTACAGGCCACACCCACATCTCCAGTGTATCTAGATTTAAGCACTCGCACCTTGGTGGTTGATGCCTCAATCTCGTCCTCTGATTGTTGGTTGCGCTCCAAAGATATAACACAGTCTGATAACTGAGCGATACTCTGAGAGCCTCTGAGGTGTGACAGTCCTGTCTCTATACCGTTCTCGTGTCCACGGTTGCCCTCAACTCTACGAAGGTGGGATACCAATATCATACCAGCGCCTGTCTCTTCTACAAGAGAGCGAAGTCGGTGCATGATACCGTCAATAGCTTTACGCTCATCGCCTTCCAAGGCTTGCAGCACCAGCATATGAAGGTGGTCAACTACAACCCACTTACAATCTAAACCAACAATCAGGTAGCGAAGCTTGCTAAAGATGTCTTCTAGATTATTGACACCCAGATGGGCATGAATCCAAACACGGCCCTCGTTCTCTCCCATGAATACCTTGCGGTAGTATTGTTCGAGAAGCTCATCGCCCATTTTATTCTTAACGCTATCTAGGTGTAGCTTTGTGTTAGCTTCAACAGCCATGATACCTTCAGCAGTACGGCTCCAGTTCTCTTCAAGAGCTACAATGCCTACGTTATCTTTGGTGTGGTTTATAAGCCAGTGCTCTAGTTCTCTGGTCACAGAAGACTTACCAAGCCCAGTGCCGCCAGTGAGAGTTACAAGCTCACCTGCTCTCATGCCTTCTAGCTTCTTGTTTAAGCCGCCCCAAGGATATGGGATTGACGGAAGCTTTTCTGTACGTAAACGCTTGTATTCGTCTAACTGGCTGGACAGATTCATAATCCCTGAAGGGGTGTAGACTTTTGCATCCCAGAAACAATTAACAAACACAGAGTGCTTGTGTTCCTTGAGCATATCGTTAGGGTCTTTGAACCCTTCGGGCAGTGTCATCAACTTAGCTTTGTTGGGGGTGAGGAGCTTGGCGATAGCCTTAGCCCCTTCCTTGCCCACCTTGTCGCTGTCGAAACACAACACTACTGTGTCGAAAGATTCTAGAAACTCTAGACTATTCTTAACGTCACGAGCACCTCCTTGTGCTCCTGATTTAATTGATACGACAGGCCACTTACTTCCAAGTAGTTCGTATGCTGCCATAGCATCACACTCTCCCTCTACCACTGTAATAAACTTACCGCCTGCTTTAAACAACTGCTCTCCGAACAGCCCTGTTTCTTTTGACTCGCCCTTCCAAGCAAACTGCTTGTTAAGCTTCCGTATCTTTGTTGCTACTTCCTCGCCATTGTTGTAGTAGGGATAGTGGTGGCTAGTGACCTGACCGTTTAGAGTAGTAGATTTAACGCCATACTTTTTGGCAGTCTCAACACTGATTCCTCTGTCGGTCAGGGCATTATAGCTAGAGCCACTACCTGAGCCTTGATACTTAGTAAATTCCATTACTGTATCTTGTTTAGGGGTTTGCACTTCCGATGTGCCGTAATCTTTAAAATAAGTATTGCAACTGAAGCAATACGCTGACCCGTCATCGTTCTGTGATACTGGGTCACTCCCCCCGCATTCATTACACGGGAGGTGAAATTTAACAAACGGCATGGTGTCACCTCATGGTTAGCCTTCAACTACAACTTCAGCTTCCTCTGCATCTTCGGTGATGGCTTCATCCGTGAGCCTATCTTCAAACAAAGCTTTAATCTGCTGAGCTGCTGCTTGATATAATTGAACATCGTTGTTTGATACTTGTACCTTCACCATTGCGTCCTTCAAAAGCCCAAATAATCCTTGGGCTTCTGAGTCTAGCAAAGATACATCGTAGACATTGTCGCCTACTTTATATGTACCCATTAAATTGCTTCCTCCATTTCATCTTCTACTTCAAACTCTCCGCCATCCATTGTACCGACAGAGACTAAATCCAGAACCTGCATAGCTTGGAAGTCTAAACCCTTGAAGGTCTTACCTTTCCAAACAGATTCCCACTCTTTGTACTGAACCTTAACTGTAGAGCCATTACCTACACGCTCGTCAATTGGGTTCTTGCTTGCATCTACAAGCTTAGGCGCTGACCGAACCATTCCATTCGGGCCATTAACTTTACGCTTGATGATAATTGCTGGGCCTTCATCCATGTCCTTTACTGCAAAACCTTTAGACCGAAAGCTTTGTGCAGTGTCTTCGTCTACTACTAGATTTACTGTGTATACTGGTTCGTAAGTAGTGTTAGGTGTTGTTACGCTTGCCCAATATGCTGTTCCTGATACTATAGCCATGTTTATATTTCCTATCGTTGGTGTTAAAATGAGGTGGCATTATACCACAAGTTACTTCGCTTGTAAAGTTTTATTTGAAAAAAAATTCACGCTCTATGTACATTGCCCAAACAGCTATGATAAACACAGCCCAAGCTGGCGCTCCACATAAAGCTAATCCAAGTGCTATGCATACAGTGGTCATTGTTCTTTAACAAATAGCCCATCAACCATTGTACCCTTGCGGTCTTTGATGTCATTGTAAGCGTGTTCCATGCACTGTTCGAGAGTTAAGTTGCTTCGATGTGCAATGTTAATTAGCACTACAATAATATCTCCGATGTCATCAATAACTAGCTCGTCATTCTGAATGTTAAGGCGTAGTTCTTCGACCTCTTCGAGAAGCTTTTCAAACTGTTGGTGGTCTGTTGAGCCATCAAATAAATTACGGTCATGGTGCCATTGTACTATCTTGTCTTCCAGTGTCTTCATCCTTGCTGTCTTCCTCTTGTATATAGTTAAGTAGTTCTTTAGATGTTACATCCCATTTGCTGGTGGCTTGCTGTAAGGTTAAGCGTCCTTGCATTAAGTCTTCTTTAGCATTCTTTAAGTTCTGATTCAATACAAGCTGCTCCACTCTTTAAGTTTATCTTGTTTCTTAAACATCTGTCCAAGCTTTTCTATTTGGCTCACCAGTTTATAATCTGAGAGAAGATTAATCATCACGTTAACATCGGCTGCCTCCTGTAGTAAGTTATCTAAATGCTTTTTCTCCTTACCAAACCTGAGAAGTTTGCTGCAAACCATCGCTAGTTCGCAGCACTCCTCCATAGTTATAACAAGAAGCTCTTGTTCTTTTTGAGTTAGTTTATGATTCAACATTACGCCACCTTTGAGAAGTGGTGCTGAACAACAGCCTGTCGAGTGTTCTGTGTTGCAGCTATATTAACTATAGCATCTCGGCGTTGTGCTGTTGCATGAGTAGACCAGTCGGTCATAGCATTATAAAATGCCCAGCGATTAGCACCCAAACGTCTCTTGTATTTATGCCAAGCAGCATAGATGTATTCAAGCGATGGGTTAGTTCTTGTCATCTCACCCATGATAGCTTCACCAGATGAAGGCGGTCTAGAGTTAATAATCTTTTGCGCTGAATCAATCTTCAAAGCTTGGACAATCTCTTGAAAGGCCATGCTGTCTGACATGGGTTGAGCACTCCATTCTGACCAGAGTTCACGTTGATTCTCGAAAACATCTAGAGCCTTGGTGATAACTCTTGAGCCTACTTCAATGTCTAGGTTTCGGGTATGCTTAGCTCTGAACACTGCAACCTCACCGCCAACAAAGACCTGTAGATTTGTACAAGCTTGCTGGATAGCTGCTGCACTAATCATAAAAGGCCAAGTCCCGTCAAAGCTTGACACTGCAAGCAGTCCAAGGGATGCAGTGTCACCATCTGGAGTATTATAAGTATGAGCCGGTAGCTTATATTGTACAAAGGTTCTAGAGCCATCGTGAGAAGTCTTGATAGTCTCTTGAATGCGGTCAACATTAAGACCTGAACGCTCAATAATATTACGGGTAACATCTATCATCTTCTTGGGAGCCACTGGCTTATAGCTATGACCATGTACACCTAGCTCTTGAGCTGTATCTGTACGATAGATAATAGACTTGGAGCTTTCATAAGCATCTAAATAAATTAAAGGTGCTGTAGCTATATCAAAATCTGCTGAGCCGTAGCCACCCTCTCGGATGGCTTGAAGTGCTGAGTTGTTTGGGAACATTTGCATTATAGTCATTACGCTTGTACTCCTTCGATGCCATTAATATCTTTGATGTTCTTGAAGCTGATGCTTCGAGACTGTTTGTGCTGTACATAGAAAGCCCACTTGTAGCAATGGAAGATATGAAAACACTCTCCCTTGCTAACC